AAGTGGTTCTATATTTAAGGGCGGCTGGCGACCCGCTGTTGGGTGGGTCTGCGCGATTGCTTTTGCCTATCATTTTATCGTAAAAGATCTAATTATATTTGGTGCAAGTTTCGCTGGTCTAGAACTACCAGATTTGCCTGATTTCGATATGGGTACACTTTTAACTGTTCTCGGTGGCATGCTAGGAATCGGAACGCTCAGAACCTATGAGAAGCAGAAGGGCTTAACAAAATAACACAAGATTTATTTAGACATTTAAGGATACATACAATGAAAAGAAAAGTTAAAAAAGTTATGAAAGGGCTGCAGAAGGCCAGTAAGACGCATGCAGCACAGGCTAAGATGTTAAAGAGTGTTTTAAAGAACGGCAAGAAAAAGAGGTCAAAATGAGTTTATATAGAAACATACAAGCAAAAAGAAAAAGAATAAAAGCTGGTAGCGGAGAAAAGATGCGTAAACCAGGCACAAAAGGTGCTCCTACCAAGAAAAATTTTGCAAGAGCCAAGCAAACAGTAAAGAAAAAGAAAGTATAATGGTAGCAAAAGTAGCCACCATAAAGAAAAAACTAAAATTAGGTAAAAAATTAGGTTTTAGTGAAAGAGCTAGAGCTGTTAATAAAGGATTAATACCAAGCAAGGCAAAGAAAAATGGCAAAAAAAAGAGATCCTAAAGTAGGAACAGGTAAAAAACCAAAAGGCTCTGGGAGACGATTATACACAGATGAGAATCCAAAAGACACCGTTGGTATCAAATTCGCCACAGAAGCAGACGCAAGAGCTACGGTTGCAAAAGTTAAGAGAGTCAGTAAACCTTTTGCGAGAAAGATACAGATACTTACAGTCGGTGAACAGAGAGCAAAAGTGATGGGTAAGAATAAAGTGGCTAGTATATTTAAAAGAGGTAAAGAAGCCATAAGAAAGGCTAGAAAAAAATGAATGACGATAAAAAAAGATGTGAAACTTGTGAATGTTACGAGTGTGATTGTGAAGAATGTTCATGTGATTGCCACAAAGAAGATTTAGATGTAGAGGGAGTGCCTGTTTAATGATGTGGACTTGGTTGCATTTAGCTAAATTTTTTAATAAGATTGGTAATTATTTTTACTATAAACACGTACAATCTTTAAGGCAAAAGCAGGTAAAAGATGGACTTAGATAAATTAAAAGAAGAAATTAAAAATGATGAGGGTGTCATTTATGAAGTGTATTTAGACCACCTCGGCTACAAAACTTGTGGTGTGGGTCACTTATGTAGAGCTACAGACCCAGAAAACAAATTAGAGGTAGGTGATCCAGTATCTGTAGAAAGAGTTGATATATTATTTGCAGAAGATTTAGAAACTACAATAGATGAGTGTAAACTTCTTTATAATAACTTTGATGACCTGCCAGAAGAAGTGCAAAGAATCATAGCTAATATGTTGTTTAATATGGGTAGACCTCGTTTATCTCGTTTTCATAAGATGAAGAAAGCAGTCGATAATCGTAACTGGAATGAAGCCGCACTCCAGATGCAGAACTCGAGGTGGTATAAACAAGTAACCAACAGAGCAGATAGATTGGTAAAAAGAATGGAGGCTGTTAC